AAACTCTACTGCACCTTTCTCAATGCGTAGTGCCTGAATCTTTTGCTCGTTATAAATTGAAGGATACTTTGGATTACCATCTTTATCTACAATGGAATCAATTTCAATATCATAACGCATAAAATCAGGCAATTTTGGATTCTGCTCAATGATTTCGCCGTATAATTCTGCGTCGGACCATCTGGTACCTATTACCATTAAAAGACCATCAGGCTCCAAAATGGAGATTAAATCTTTATACCAACGCTTCTTCTGCTCACGAATAGCAGCAGACTCACGATCTGCGTTATTACAATTTCCTAAAAATACAGTTTTATTATTTCTCCTTACAAATAAAATATGATTAGGAACTTCAACACAATATACTTTACCATCGTAATCTGTTTTATACCAATGACATTTTCTTACTTCAGTTTCATTTGTCCCTGGTGATAATTCATGAACCAAATAACATCTATGTCTAAATTTTTTACTTTTTGAAAAAGGATTTAAACGCATTCTACTACTAAGTGATGCACATCTTCCTATTTTCAAAACTAACTCTTGTAAGTCATTTGCTAAATAAGGTGAAGATGTATAATATTCACGATACCCATATTTCAAATATCCATCACCAAGAAAATAACCATTTAAAAAAATATCTATTTGTCTTGGTGATAGGTCTTTAATAAATTGTGGAACTTTTTTATTAAAGGATTTTGTTCCAAATTGAGCAAGGTATGTTGCTAATTGCGTTGAATGAATTGTGTAATAATTTCTATTACCATCCTGATGTGTATAAACTTTATACTCAAAGGGTAATCTTTTAAATAAATCTTCTATAATTTTACATTGTTCTTGATTGACTGTAGGTGATTGACAAATGCTTACACTATTATAATTTTTTCCACCTCTTGAACTTATATGGCCTTCTGAAATATACCAACCAAGAAATGCAAGAAAATCATCCATCTTAATTTTTACTTCATCTCTTTTAGCACCATTACCTAAAACCATTTTTGGTAATACAAATGTATCTATTTCTTTACCTTTCCAAACACCACTTTTTTGAAAATAGCCATTTAATCCATAAATTTCTTCTGCTGATTCTAACTTATAATCATGTATTGGTGCTGCTCTTCTAAACCAATAATTATGATCAGGTGTTGTAAGAATATCAAGAAACTTTTGTTTAACCCCAATCATTTCACCTTTGTAATCTTTCTCAATGTAACGTATTGGTTTTTGATATTCAATTTCATTAGTTTTAGGATTTAATGTAGCGACAAGATCAATACCCTTCTCTAAATCCTTAAACAACTTCCAGCCGTTATCTGTAAGAATCTCCGTTTTATCATCATAACATACATCATCACATATGATAATATCATAATGTTCTGACGTTAAAGCAGCAAGAGCACCACGCGCCTTAAGGTTTGGTTCTTTCTTTATAATACGTGGATTTAAAATAATTTCTTGCTGATTCTCTCTTGTAATGGGATTATCATTTCCAAAGTCAGCAAAGAACTGTTTAATATTTTCATTCTTTGTTAACTGTTCCTTGATTTCAGAAAGAATCTGCTCTGCTAAGTCATTGGTAGCAGATGTAATGAGAATACGTAAGGTGAACTTTCCATCGTGTTTTACGTAATCATCAAGTAATCTATCAATTACAAAAGAAACATCATAGATAGTAGTCTTATAAGTTCCACGCGGTTTCAAGCGCATGATACGTTTGTGAGTCTTGATTGCTTCTTCAAGGTTATCGCACCACTCTTTATGAACATCCTCAGTTATTTTCTCGTAACCAAGCATGTATTTTGCAATATTGAAAAGAGTGAGGCGTTTACCATGATAAACAATATTCGACATTATTCATCTGGAATATACTGCACCCAGGCAGGAACAATGTGTTCAACCTTATCAACAATCTCACCGTCAAGACGCGCTTTCAGCAAAAGGAGTTCACGCTTTTCACGTAAGAGTTTTGCATGAGTAGGTGTGTTTTCCTTACCCTCTGTAATCATCCTACGTTCAAGTAAATTGATCTTAGCAAGTTCCTCAGTAATAACATCAACATTCTCAGAATCCTTAATCTTCTGAATCTCACTATCTAAATCAGTTTCAGCAGATTCATCATATTCAAAAAAGATATGTTCACGATGTAATTTAAGATCCGCAACATCAACAAATATACCATCTGCTTCAAGTTTACTCTTCAGTTCATTGATGGGAATACTTGCCGTAAAAAGAATCGGGTCAACTACTGTACTTAAATCTGGATTCTGACAAAACACACAACCCTTTACATTTTTATTGGAAACAATTTTGTCTCCAACTTTTACACCCTGTTTCATGTAAGATACCTCGAAAAATAGTTAATAATAAATAGATAGTATAATATCTAAAAATACTACTATTTAAATGTTTCGTATAAAAGTGGGAAAAAGTTAAGAGAAGTGTAAGAATAATAAGAAAAAGTTAATAATTTAAATAAAAATTACCATATTCATCAAAACTCTTTTCTTCAATACTAATATCTTCGGATAATTTTACAAACTTTTCTCCATCAAACTCATAATTCCTATCATCAATAGAAATAATTGCACCAACATTATTAGAACAATTATAACCAGTTGAATCTTCATATATCTCAATAACCTTTGCAATAATATTTAACATCTCTTGCTCGTTCATTACTCATCACCTAATGATAAATTAAACAAACATCTTCACCAAAATTATCAGGATCACATACTTCTAAACAATCAGCAGACCAAAACCATGTATCACTTACTCCAAAATAAACAGGTAGGTTAGGATTAAGTTCTTTTAACTTTTCAATTAATTCACCTACATTCATCTTTTACACCTCTGACTCATGCCCACATGCATAACATCTGTAGCCAACAATCAATATTTCAGTAGCGGTAGTTGAACCCCAGGGATGTGACTCATAGATTAACTTGTAGTCCTCATATTCGAGTTTTGCACCACAATCACTACAGTAGTCCATGTAGATACTGGTAGTGTAAACATCACCATTTTCTTTTAGATAGTGATTACCACATTTCAGTTGTTTACTACCCGCTACAACTGGAACACCATTCTCTTTTATTTCCTTACGTAGTTCTGCTATAGACTGCCCACAGCACTCACAAAATAATGGTTCATACATTACTCATCCCTCACACAAAACGTATGCAATGTCTCATCCTGCCAAATCTTCTTCAAGTAGCAACTATTACAGATCCTATCCTTCTCATCTGCACATGAAAAAGGAATATTTGCATCCTCTTCTGTGGTTTCATATGACCCACCACATACTTTACATGTAGTGATAGCCATGTTTAATCCCTTACTGTGTATCCAAATGGAACCTTACCATCAATGATAGACTGCCAACGTGCCTTTACTGATTCATCGGCATATGTTATCTCACAAAGATTTTCTCTTGCTTGTTTTCGTATCCAATCCCATGTTCTCTTGTCAATAGTAGTAAACTTATAATCAAACATTGGATAAAGCATTTCTTCATATTTAATAAGACATAATGGTTTATTCTTGCAACCACATCCCCAATTCTGTATATACTCCCACATGACTGCACTTGATTGAAATCCAGTAATACCATGATACTTTGACATTACCCAAGATGCAGCGAGAGCAGCAGCATTTGTAGCATAAATTACAGTATCATAATTATGTGAATACTCATTCAGCATTTTGATAAATGCAGGTAGTGTTTCTACCGTCTGCTTTTCTGCCTCGCTATACCATGCATCTCGTAGTGCAAACAACTCTTCATTACTCATATCCTTTGACATGGATATAGTGTAGGAGATTATAGTATATAATTATTTTGAAAATGAATTGTTATGTAAGTAACGTGTAAGGACAGTATCATAATATATTATAATATTATTATTACTCTTGTCTTACCTGAAGATCCATATTAGTAAGAATCATGTAATGAATATGTATACTACTTTCTTACCCTATTCTTACAGGTGTAAGATGGTCATTACATGACATGCAATTTCATAAGTACTGTACAAGTACTATGTACAATAGATTTGCAAATCTATTATCAGTAAGAATTATCATTACACTTGTCCTACAAGAATCTCATTACAAGTAGGATTTCATAAGTACTGTACAAGTACTGTACAAATCTTTTTGCAAACCGATTTGCAAATAGGTATAGGGTAAGAATCATGTAATGATGTGTATTACGCTAGTCTTACATGAAATGGAATTTCATAAGTACTGTACAAGTACTAT